CTCATTGATATAGGCGTTCAAAACGTAGTTCATTTTTTCGTCATTGAAAGCTGCGGCGTGTGCAATCCTCTTGTCGAGGTCTACCGTGTGCTTTTCTGCGACTACCGCCTGCGCCAGTGAACCGGCGTCGAAAATGCGGCTGATGAACGACTGCAGTAACAGATGTACCGCCGTGTCCTCCGTGTCTACGCAGATCGTGTTGAACTCATACGCCTCTACCTCCGCAAAAGCATTTGAGTAGTCCTCGTTCGTGACGGTCGGGTCCGTTCCACCCGTAAAAGGACTCTGCGATACATTCTCCAGAACGGCGCTGTCCTTGCCGGTCACCAGCTCAGCCGTGAAATGCTTGGAAGATGCCAGCGCATCTACCAGGGCTTTTGCCTCGCCCTCTCCTGCAGCAAACTCAAATTTTCCAAACTCCGTTGTCCCGGAATAGAAAATGCACTCTTTCAGCGTCGAGTCTGACAGTTTCTCCCGGATCGTAACCGTGAAGGACTTTGCTCCCGGATACTTTGCAGTAATCTTTACTGCGTCCTCACTGCCTCCCTCTGCTTTCAGAGCGATAGTTGCTGCCGTTCCGCCGCTACCAACACGAACGGCGATGATCGTCTTTGCCCCACCTACAATCGCTTCCTTGATTGCATCCGTGGTAAGACCGGTGCCGAAGATGTTATCATACCCGTCACTTGCCCCGATCTCAACTGCCTTTTTAAGCGGACCGAAATCTGCTTTGAAGATAACAGCCGTCACACCGTTCATAATGCTGCTCGTGCTGTTGCCGTCTTTCTTCTGGATGTTGAAATATGAGCCAGGGCGTATCTTTGTCTCGCCCAAAATGAATGTTCCAGCCATCTTACTTGACCTCCTTCTTCATAAAATCCTCTACGATCTTCTTTGCATCTGAGACCGTACAGGTCGTCTTTCCTGCAAAAGTAAGCGCTGCAGTAACGCACTCCGGGCGCTTCCCGAAGAGTTTTTTTGCATTGGCAGCCAGTTCGCTCACGGAATACTCGGACTCTTTCTTTCCGGCCGGAGCTGCGGATGCCGCCTGTGCAGTCGTCGTTTCCTGCTTGGTTGCAGGTTCCGTTGCGGCTGCATCTTTCTTTTCCGCTGTTGCCATTTCTCTGTACCTCCTTACCTGTAATCGATATTCATTTTTTTCATGGTCGGCTGCTTTGCTTTATACCTCAGCAGTCCATAGTGTCCTGTCAGAGAAATCTGACCTTCTTTCAGATAGTCCGATTTATGGTTTGCCTGGAGACGTTTGATAAACATTGGCGAATAGTCCAGCATGATAACTTCACCGTCCAGCGACAAGCTGTAAGTGATAGCGGATGCCATCTTGATTCTCACTGCACTGTCCGGACATAAAATATGGACGGCAATTCTGCCATCCATCCATGCGACTGTATTCGTTTCCTCTGCCTTGTCTACGGCTACGAGGCGGCTGTAAATCACCGGTCGTTCCGTTGTTGCCTCCGTGATCTCCTCCATGTTGTCGTAGCCCATAACGATGCACTCCGGGTACATACCTTTCAAGTATTTGTTCATGGCTACGATCGGGTCCGGATCGGTCGTTTCCTGCGACGGGTATTCCAGGATGTCAAACCGGATTTCACACCCGATTGTCATGCTTGCGCTTTTCGCATTTCCTTTGTTCTCGTCTACTGTAAAATTGTCCGTCCTCGCCCACGCAAAGCAGTACGGCGTACCGCCTTCCGGCTTTAAGATCACATCACGCAGACACGCCCTCACTTTCGGCTCAATGTCCTCCGGTGCCACCTCGGTTGTGTTCTGGCAAAGCAGAACGACTTCCAGGGTACCGGCGCTGTGCCGCTCCTCGTTTGCCTGCAGGTCGAAATTGTAAACTATCTGAGGGTACTGCGTTTTACCGCCCCACCCTGCCTGGTTCTGTTCCGGTGCTTCCGGACTAAATACAGCAGGAAGTTCGCAGAACACCGCAAGGTGCTCCGTGAGTTTTTCAGAGTCCAGGAACCTCTTTCTAATCAGCTCCTCCAGAATCATCCGGATCGCCTCCCTCCTGCTCTTCGTCTGCGCCGACATTGTATGACTGTACCTCTGTCAGATCAGCAGACCATCGAATTTCCCATTTTCCGGCCACAGCCTCAGAAATGGGAATGATAAAATGGTTCGTAACATTGCCGATGCCGGGATGGTACTGCACGATCAGCTGGTTCTCTACCGCCGATGTGACAAATCCCGCTTTTCCTTCGTCCCATGTGAAATGTCTCGCCCATAGCAAGTCACCTCTCTTTACCTGGGATAAATCAAAGGATGCCACCGGCTGTTCAATTACCAGTGCCATCGTTTCCTACCTCCTATGAGTACGGTTCTTTGTAAATATTCTCAACTTCCGGTGCTGCCTTTTCCACGATTCTGTCTATGAACGGTCTCGGCTTCATTGTCGCCGTTCCGTTTTCAAGGTAGCCTGCGTAGGATTCCTGGCTCTCTAACTGCGCTATGACGGTTGTACCGCCTCCAGCGCCTCCTTCGGTTCTGACCTGTCCGTTCCAGTGCATACGCAAGTTTCCTGTTCGCCTTGCCGGGGGTTCTCCGGGCGCTGATGCCGTGTAGGTTGACTTGTACGGATATTTCCGGTAAACCCGACCACTCCTCTGTCCTTTCAGCACTTCCAGTTCGGCGTTCCGCATGGCATTTACCGCCCTCGTGCCTCTTGAAAGCACCTGCTTATTGACATTGGCTACCTGGTCTTTGACTTTCGCCCGAATTGCGCTCCCCGGACTTCCTGCCTGTCCGTCTACCCATAATTTCACTTGACATCATCCCTTTCCTCTGCGTAGTAAATGGTGGAGATTCCCAGCGAACCGGTGTCGTCTATATCCACGATGTAGAACGTCCTGCTTCCGAGAATCAGTTTGTCCGTCCTCTTTGCCTTTGGCGGTCCCGACTGGACTATGGTGTGCGTTACAACATGGTCTGTCTGGCTGTGGTTCGATATGTCTTGATCGGACGCCTCTGCGAGACAACCTCTCAGCATTACAGAACCGTCGCCGCTATGAGCCTGTGCCACACGCCCTGTCTTTGTCACGACCTGCTGGTTGCTCTCCACTACAAAATCTTTGAAAAGGTTTCCCGGTCTGAGATACATCATCCTTGCATTTATCATCCGGGCATTGTCCTTTCGTTCTGGTGCATCCCTGCGAAGAAATACGGCGGCTTGTTCTGCGCTCCGTTACTGAATTTTGGTACGCAGTTTGATTCTGCAGATACCTCCTTTTTCAGTGCGTCGTAGTCATCACGCCATAATTTCGCTCTATCCTGCATCGAAAGTGAGAGAGGTCCGGTCTTGGTGTCCACCTCGTAGGCGAACCTCCGACACAGGCTTTCAAGCAGCATCAGCTTGGCTCTCTTCCACGACTTCGGATAAGAGTCAAGCGCTGCCTGGATTTCCTCGTCGGTCAAAGCCGTTGTGTCCGACTTTCCTTCGACCATCGTATCTCCCAATTCAAACCGCATACGGTCTTTGCCGAACTCCTTGACATTTCCCGGTTCATATGTGTATGCACCTGCCGCCATTAGGTATCAGCTCCCTCCGTATTGGTGCCTGTGGATGCGTTACCGTTGCTGGATTCGTTTGTATTCCCATTAGTGGGGAATAGTGAATCTACCTGCTTTTTAGCCGCCTCTTTGACGGTTTTCCTCTCCTCGATTGCATGAATGAGGATAAGGACATTCTCGCTTGTAACCTCTGCTATCGCTTTGATGGCATCGTCTGCGTTGAACTGCCGGATCGTCACCACCTGCTGAATTTCCTCCGGAGTCATCGGAAGGGACATTGCTTCGTCCCCTTCGGTGCTGATTACGATAGGAACAATACCCTCGTATGCACCCGGTTCTGTCTCCGCAAGTTCGGCAACGTGGCTCTGAGCCTCTGCCAGCTGTGCTTCCACCTCTGCCAGTTTACGCTCCGCCTCTTCGGTTCTGCTGTTGGCTTCGGCTACTGCCTCTGCCAGCTGTGCTTCCACCTCTGCCAGTTTA